GGTTTTTCCTAACCCCTCGTTAATTTTTTGGTAGATTTTTTCTTCCATTTCTTTGTTCTTTTTTGGTTATTATCAAATTCGGTTTTTCCGATTTTCTGCTTGTGGCATAATGCCCTATCTATATTCAAAAAAAATTACTTCTTCTTGTTGGGAACAAATCCCCAACGTATCAATTCAAGGAACACCGTATTCGCCATCCATTCCATCAGATATGCGTTGTTTTCAGTGTTTTCAAATCCCGTGTTCAAATCCCGCTGCTTTGCCAAAAGGTCGGCTGCATGGCGCAGTTCATGAACAATGACCCCGTAGGTCATCTTTTCGTATTCATGGTCAAAGTTCAAGACAATGAATATGCTCTCCACCCCTTTGTGGTTTACAAGAAAGGTATGAGCGTACAACTCTCCGTTACTCCATTTGTCAAAGCCCGGAATCAACTTCTCCACCTTTTCGTAGTCGTTGCTTGCCACTATGTATAATTTCCCCTTGTAAATCGGGACGTCCTTTCCTTTTATGTAGTAATGCAACTTCATTGGTTCCTAATCAATATGCCTGTTTGAAATACTTCTCGTTCTCTAATATGAACCACGGCATCGTTTCCCTTGTCGCTGCCTGTGATATCCGCTCCCTGTTTTCCCTTACCCAGGCATTGAAAGGTTCGGGGGTCTTTACAACATTCGTTGCCCTGTCCTCCTCTCCTAACGGGGTGTTGGCAAGTATCGGGGTGGCTACACACAGGCAATTTGGATGCCAACCGAGAAACGTAAAGTCCTTCGGGTACTCCCCAACCATTGAATCACACAAGGGACAAGGGTACGAACTTCCACGTTGAACCTTTATCCCGACAACGAAATTCATCTGCCCCCAGCGGTCATGGTCAGCCTTGTGGTAAGCCCTGTTCATTGACGTTCTGGCAAGGCGCATGGCGTTCTGGTGGGAGCTTCTGTACACTCCTGCTCCTGGGTGGTAGTCCTTTGCTGCCCTGCTTAACTTCAATTCCCCGTGATTATCCCTTACCCTTCTGTATAACCTGTCAGGCTCGTTCAGGTACTTTTTCAAGTCTTTGGTTATCGCTGCTGCTCCTTTGCCCTCACGGATTCCCGTGTCAAGAACAAGTTCTATTTGCTCCTTCAGCCCCTCGCCAAGTTTCCATACTCGTGTGGAAAGCCTTTCCCCGTGGAGAATGGAATTGGGGGTTATCATTCTGTCGGAAAGTTTGCCCGTGGCTCCAACGGCCTTTAACAATGCCTTGCTTTTCATTTCCGAGATACCAACGGCAACACTTACTCCACCTGTGTACAAGACCATCAAATCGGCTCTGAAGTCGCTTAAAATGGATTCCACCTCCGAGTGTGCCCTGACACTCTTAAATGAGAATATCGCATCATTGACCTCATGCTTTGCACCCAAAGCAATAAGCATACGGCTGTACTTCACGTACAACTCGTCTATCTGTCGTGCCAGCTTGTTGGCCGCTGCCCTTGCTTTTCTGTCGTGCCAGTTCATCTTCTATCTTTATGCGCTAAACAAAACGCCCTGCGCCACGTAATTTGTAAATCGCTTATTGCTGCTCGTGTAGTACTCTCGGTCAATCTCAAACCCGACAAAATCCAACCCCGCCTTGTGTGCCGCAATTCTACTGCTTCCACTTCCTACGTGTGTATCTAATATTTTCCAATCTGAATCCGCAAATTGTTTTAAGCACCAATCATATAAGTAAACAGGTTTTTGTGTTGGATGTATCCTGTTTTTGCCACCATTAGTTTCAGCCTTACTACTTTTTGTAACCTTAAATAATTGCTTATCAAATGAAGTCCAAGCGAGTTCACCGTGCGAAAAGTTAAATGTCTTATCAAAAAGTTTATCCCAAAAAATCCAACATTTTGAAGGTGGCAAAAACTCCGTAAAATAATTTCCACCCCAAACAATTTGCTCTTTGCTCACTCTAAAAAGTTCTTTCCAATATTCAGCAGTAGGAATTGCCCTATCCCACTCTTTGCATTCATATTTTTCAACCATATCCCAAGTTGAAGGTCTGTCGGGCTTACGAATATGTATTGCTCCATCCACCCCTATGCCATAAGGCGGATCAACTACCGCCAAATCAAAATACTTGTCGGGATAGCGTTTCATTCCCTCAATACAATCCATAAGGTAAACGGTGGACATCGCACCACTCGCTGGATTGTCGTGCCGCTCTGCTCCTGTTATGTATTTTCTATCTGCCATGCTTAGAATGTCGGTTCGGTTATGTCCATCAATCGTAAGTTCTGTTGTCTTTGTTGTTCCTGCGCCCTTTCCTGCGCCAGTCGTTCCAGCTCCTGCCCGTGATTTTCCACCAGCGGGTTCTGACGTACACCGCCCTCAATGCTCAACACCCCCGCCTCTACTGCGGTCTTGATATTTGTCAAATCGTCAAGCACATCGTCGGGCATCGGGGAGGCAAACTCATAGCTTATATCCAAAAGGTCAATCTTCCCGTCTGAATCCAGTTTTGGGAATAATACTTTCATAACGGCCTTTATAAGGTTTATCTCACGGTCTATCAGTTCCCCGTATCTGTCCTGGTGGTTTTTGGCTTTCAATAAGGGAGCCATGAACACATACTGCCAAGCTTTACCAGAGGGTACACCCATGTTCTTTATGGAATCAAAGCTTATATCTGCCGAGAAGGTCATTCCGTAAATTAATCTTTCCAGAGTGTGATACTCGTTTGTTCTGTTCTCCGGAGCCGTATCGTAGGTCAAATACGCCACTTTTCCGCCATTCTGCACTTGTATTACCGCTCCCGTGTCTTCGGAATCGGGCAAACCCTTTATGATTCCCTCGCCAACCAATTTCGGGTCAGCGAAATAGTCGTTCACATCGGCATCCTTGCATTGGATCTCCTCACGCCTTTCAATGAGCGGCTGAACGCCATCCCACTCAACGGGTTGCTCGTAGATAATGACGGGAATCTTACCGATGAAGTTTGTTTCAACATCTACTTTCCAGCCTATGCCCGAAGCCCTGCCCCTGTAAATCTGCTCGCTGGTGTAAACGTCAAAATGTTTCTCTATTGTCTTGTCGTTGTTGGTCGTTTCGTAATACCGCCCAAAGACTATCAATTTTCCGAACTCGTCTTTCTTGTAGTATAAGTGGTCGCCTTTTGAGTAGGCCAGAACCTTCGTTCTTAGGGCGACTTTTCCACTTTCATCAAGGTATAGGTGGTACAGCTTGGCAGAGATGGTTTCGGCCCCTGCGAGGGTTTTCGCCTCCCGTATGGTACTATGGAAACGGGTGTCTTTGATAATCCCCATGAAGGCCACAAACGCTTCGTCTGCCTCTTCCGCCTGGTTGGAGAATGTGCCCTGCTCGCCAAAGAGAAATGCCGTTGCCTGTTGGTTTATCATCCTTTGAAAAGGTATCGGCAGCTTTGCCGTTTTCTTCGGCTCCTTACCCTTTCTTTTCTTATCAGGGCGGTTGGCCGCATTGTGTAGCGTTGGGTCATACTGAGAAAGAGCTAAACTTATGCGGTCATCGAAGTTCTCCAATCGGTCTTTGACACGGGTCAAATCGGCCTCGCTCAATAGTTCAACCAATTCCTGCTTGCGGCCCAGAGCTGCGTTCAGCTCGTTTTTCAATACCTTTATTACACTTTTTATCTCTACTGACATGGCTTCTATTTTTACGGCTTCTAAGTTTATGGCATCTATTTTTATGTTAGCTGCAAGTGCTAAGTCTGTTCATTTAATCAGCTTTATCGGGTTCATCCGTAAAAGAAAAAATCCCACGCTCTTTTGCTTTTTCAAAACCATTAGGGTTTGGTTCATTTCCTTTTATTCGCTTTTCTGCAATCTCAAAGTATTTATCATCTTTTTCAATACCAATAAAGTTTCGGTTTGTGTTTTTACAGGCAACTCCTGTACTTCCGCTACCCATCGTTAAATCAACTACTAAGTCATTTTCATTGCTAAAGGTTTTAATCAAGTCCTCAAGTAGCAATACAGGTTTTTGTGTTGGGTGGTATCCGTTGTAATCCTTTTTGTATTTCAGTATGTTGCTTTTGTATTTGTTTCCCTCCCAAAGGTTAAAGGTGCTTGTGTATTTTTTGTTTATTTTTTCAAGCTCTGCATAGTTTAAAAACCCATCCATGTTATTAATTCCAAATACTTCAATCAATTCTTTGTATGTTTTCTCAGTACATAGTCCGTATTGTGTGCTGTCAATGTAAAAAGTATGTTCCGCTCTTCGGTGTCCTAATTTGTTGTTTATTTGCTTCAAATTTAGCCCTATAAAATCCATTACAGTTTTAAAATATGGTCTTAATGGGTGCAATCCTTCAAAATCGTGTGTTTTACTAAATATCAAAATATCCTCATAAAAACTAACCATTGCTTTATTTACTCCAAGCCCATTAGCAAAATCATTTTTCTCCCAAACCGCACGATAAGAAAACGGGACATTTGGTATTGCTTCTGTAATCATTCTGCTTGTGTATGGCTCTTGTGAAAACAAAATCATTTTTCCGTTCTTTCTCAATATTCGGTTTGCTATTTCGTAAATGCTTTTTGGCTCAATAGCTTTATCCCAAGTTTCAGCAGTATTCAAAACCTTATAGTTTCCTGCACTTTCTTTCATTGTTACTATCCCATAAGGCAAATCAGTTAATATTAAATCAACACTACCATCTTCAATCTGTTCGTTTTCAATTAGAGTATCTCCTTTTATTAAATCAAAAAAAAGCCCCCCTATTTTTTCTTTTACTTGCATTCGTTCATTTATAGTCCTAAATCGTCTTTGCTTATCGGCCCCACATTGCGCCCCAACGTCTTTTCATATACCACATACCTTGCAGCATCCATAGCGTGGTCAAACTCCTTTACAGGCTGGTTGACAAACCCGCCATCCCTGTTCTGCTCCCAGACGTAGTTCTTTATCTCTCTTATAACATTATGGCTGCTTTGTGTGATGTAAATGTCAAAGGTCTGCATCTTTGTTATCCCTGCCTGTACACTCCCGGCAGGCTTGCTCACGGGTGTTACCCAAAGCCCTGCGTTCCGCAACTCGGCAATCAGTCGTGGGTCGGCACTCTCGGAAACAATCTCCTCACGATAGGGAGCTAATGCGTCTATCAGGTTGTCGGTCAGCATATGGGTTGCATAGAACAGCTCATGGATGTATAACGCATTTGCTTCCATGTCCAGCCCTACAAGGACTGCTGCCGAGGGGTGGTTGGTAAATCCGAAGTCCAGCCCTATGTAACGCTTGCGGATCGTTGGCGGTATCTGTTCCACCAGATCCCAGTTCGTAAAGATGAGCCCCTCGACCATCGATTGCTGCCCTTGTCCGTAGATTGTCCACAGGGAGCGGCTCTTATCTTTCAGGGCCTCTATCTGCTCAATGACCCTCTGCTCCAGAAAAGGGTTGTCCTTGTAGGTGGTTATGAAGTGGAACGTCTTTTCATCATTGTTCAGTTTGCTTATCCAATGCTCATCGGTAAAACTCGGATTGTAGTCCAAAATCGCTAATTGTGTGGTACGCATCTGTAACTGTTGCCACTCGATAAAGGTTAATTCGTTTGCCTCGTTGACAAAAAGTATATCCCTTTTTCTTCCCCTTAACTTTTCCTCGCTGTCGGTGGAGAAAAACTCAAACCAGCTCTTGTTGGGCAGGGTGTAAATCAAATCTGATTTGTTAAATGCCGAATCATCCCATAGCTCCATACGCAAAAGAACGTCTTTGAAGTCCCTCAATACGGAACCCTTCAAAGCGGGTAGGGTGGCACGGACTATGGAGCACGATGTTTCAGGCCTTAACAGAAGCCGCTGAACGATCCAAAGGACAATGTTGTACGTCTTTCCCGACCGTGAGCCACCTTGTGCTGAAATCACGGAAAAGTCCCTTGACGCTTCTTCCAGCCTTTGAAAAACACTCGTCGTCTTTACCCTAACTTTCTCCATTGACTATCTCTATCTCTATCTTCGGCAAAAGGTCTTTGCCGTCTTTGCCTGTTATCTCCGTATTCTGTCTGTTTTTCCAGTTCTCTGAATCCCGATTGGTAAGAGAGAAGATTACCGCAGGGACACTCGGTTGGTAGTGCTTCCTTGTCACCACCCGATCCCTTACGACCTCTTTGTTTTCCTTATTGACATAGTACGTTGTCCTTACTTCTTCCGCCTCATAACCCTGTACGAGCTTTCGTAAAGACCGCGCCGCTTCAACGGCCATTGTTTCATCAAACTTGTCCCTTGCCTTTTTTACGGCCTTGGAAAACTCGGATTTGGACTTACACCAATCGTAGTAGGTACTCTCGTTAATCCCTACTATCTTGCAGATTTCGGCAATGGTATAACTGTCCTTCTCAATTAAGGAACAAATACGATTGGTCATTTCCTCGCCATACTTTGGCATAGTTACGATATTAAGTTTTCGCCTATGTTAAAAAGTGTCATTTTACACAATGGCCCTAACTGTAATTAACTCATTTTTTCGCACATATGCAAGTTTTTTGCCAACTTTACAACCAAAAACAGCGTATGTCGCTCATTTTCAATGATGGTTTTAATTTTTCAGTACCGAAAGAATATTTTTGTTTGTATCAGATTTATTTTCTACCTTTGCACTCCCCTCAAAAAACATCATCTCGTTTTTTATGCCCCGCCCCAGGGGCATTTTTTCATTTTTCATCAATACGTCTTCCACTCCGCTCATGCTCGCCGTTTTTTGTTTATAACCTTTCCCCGTTAAGGCTGTTTATGTAGGCGCTCAATCGTTCAGCATCGGCATAGTGCATCGACCCAATGCGAAATGCCGGAATCTTTTTTTCCTCACATAGCCTTTTGGCCACGGTTTTACTGCACCGCAAAAATTTTGCGATCTCATCCATTCCTCTAAGAATCTTTTTTTCTGTCATTTTGTAAATTTTTAATGGTTAATAGTGAATAAAATGGCATACGCTGTAATACCTGTTTTCGTATATTAACAACTTGGTTTTCAGTCTTTATCAATACCCAATTTAACACGCTCCGACAAATCCTCCATACGCCCCAAATCCTCAAAAGACCCAAAGCGGAAATCAATGGATCGCACATACCCGAATATCTCCCTGGCCTCACTTCGTAGCGTTTTTGGTCTGCGCCTTCGGATGCTCCTTTTTTTTCTGTACAAAGCGGCATACTCCCTTGTCGCATTTTCGGGCTTTACCAGTATTTCGGTCTTTACGTCAATTCGCAATCTTACAAGTTCGTCATCCATCAGTACACCCTTTTGAAAAACACGAATATTCCGTCTTTCCTGTCAAACTTTGAGCATTGAATCTTGTCGCAGTTCTCATCCCTAAGCGCACAACC